TGGAACCGCTTAATATAACTCGCTTGCCTTGGCGTGCGGCCTCATTCTCGATAGTGAGTGCTTTTTTGCCGAAATCAACCGCCGCTTGTTCGGATGGTAGCCGCGCGATTTCATTGCCATTGCCGTTTGATACACGCCACTCACCGTCGTTCCAGGGCTCTACACGGACACTGGTAATGCCCGATTTCGTATCGACATAGATGTTGTGCTCGCCACTCTGCTTGGGGTAGTCGTTGATGCCTTTGAGGGGCGTGACATCTTTGATGTTTTTGGGTGATAGGTCGATGAAGTAGCCGGTGCTCTTCGGGTCGTATGTGTTCTGACTGTGGGACTCATTTACGAGGCGCGTTACGGTGGTCTGCGTCTTTTTGTCGGCCACTTCGTTCATTTGGAAATCTTTGATTTGCTTGTCGAGGGCGTCAGTTGACGGAGCCTCTTTGCTGAATCGGGTCTGATACTGTGCCTTGAGTTTTTCGGCGTCGGCTGGGCTGAGGTTCTTGGCTTTTGCGTCGTATTCAGTGCTCAACTTTTGGTCGAGTGTCCGGCGTGCTTCGAGTATTGAGTTGCGCTGTGTGTTGAGGGCGTTGACGTCTGCGCTCGGCTTTGTATCAGTCACGCCGATGTGCACGCGGTTGTCGTTCGGGTGCTCGGCGGCGATGCGCTGCATGGTGGCGTGGTCGCCGGTCTTGGTGGCGTGCTCGAACTCGGTGATGTATTTGGGCTGTACGAGGTCCTGGACCGCGCCCATTGTCATTTCCTGGCCTTTGGGGTCGAGTACGGAGCCGTCAGCCTGTGCGGTGTAGCCTTTGGGTAGCTGGGCTTGGAGTTTAGCTAGTTCGGGGTTGGCGGATTTGGCGTTCGCCTGGGCTGCTTTTACTTCTTTGTCGGTTCCGTACAGATACCCGTTTGGGCCAGCCTGGGCTGCTTTGCGACGTGCTTGGAACTCGGCCTCTGTCTCATTTGCCTTGTAGTAGGTGTTCGGGTCGTCGAACTTGTCAGGACCGCTCAAGTCAATTTCTGGGGTGGCTGCGGTTTTCGGGGCTGCGGGTGCCTTAGTAGCGAGCTGTTCGGCCGGTAGCTGTTTCTCTGCTATGAGCTGCTTGAACTTACTTAGGCCCACATTATTTATACTGAACTTTGCCTTGGCGATTGCACCCTCTGGCGATGTCGATGTGGCTAGGAACTGGCCGGTGGATGCCTCACTGACGATGTAACCATTGTCGCCTTTGTGCACGAATGTATCGACACCGTCGACGATTTTGACCGGCTGACCCTCGACAGCCTTAATCTGGCCGCCTTGGTGGATGGTGCGGTACTGCTGGGGTTTGCCGAGCGGGGTTTTAGTACCGCTTGCGCGGGCGTTGGCTTCGGCTGCCGCGACTTTTTCCTGAGTAGCCTTTGTAACGTCGGCTGCTTTTTTAGCAAGTATTTCGTGCTGTGTCTGTTCGAGCTTCAGTAGGGCCTCTGGGTCGTTCTTGAAAGCCTCACGCACGGCGTTTACGTCTACGCCGTTGGGAAACTGTTTCATGTGAGCGAGGATAGGCTGGATGTCCGGTTTGGGTGCTTCGGGGTTTACTCTGGCGGCCGCTTTACCGCCATCATGCTGCACAATCAGCTGGTCCTTGGGGACGTCTAGGGAGTTGTAGAATGTGGATTTGGCGGGAGCTTTACCAACCTTGATTTTATCGGGGTTAAATATCGTGACATTCTTTTCAGTCGCGCTATAGGGTATCTCGACGCCGTCATAGCCCTGTTGTTTGAGTTTTTTGGTATCAAGCGTATACGCCTCACTATCCTTGGCCTTGTACAGCTTGAGGTTATCTGGTAAATACGCGCTGATAACATTCTTGCGCCTGAAATCTGCATAGCTCATTGCGCCCGTTCGTCGGTTTACTAAGTAAGTGCCGTTTCCGAAAGCTGGGGATAGGTTTTTACCTGTATGGTCTTTGAAGCCCTCTTTGCGTATGGCGTTCGCGGCATCGGTGCTGGTGCCATGATAATACTGCTGCCCCTTTACGTACCGCTGCGAATCAGGCATATTCATCCGAGCTTGAACGGCACGGGCTTCGGCTTCGCCAGCTAGTTTCTTGTACTGACTATGAAAATCCTCTGGATTGAATAAAGCTTGGTGTAGCACTTGAGCATTCTTACGATATTGAGCCTGTAGCGTTTTGTACTCGGGGGTGTCAAAACCGGCCTTATTCATAGGAGCCCTGAGTGCCTCCATATTCTTACGGGCCTCAGCCACTGCGCTCTGGCGTATTAAGTCAGGTGAGCCCCCTGTTGCAAAACCCTCTTTTTCCTGTATGACGTGCTGGACCTCGTGTAGCAGTGTGCCTTTCATGTCGTCCGCAATCTGGCCGCCTGTGCCACTGAACGATGCCGTATGCAACATGATGCTGTTCTTGCCGGATTGTCCCTTGGTCCCATCGGATTCTGCGCCCTTGTTGAACTTGACGGTCACGTCTTTGAGGTCCGGGTACTGTTGGAATAGGGCCGGGTGGTCGAGTACGTCGCCGAGCTTTTGCGGCGCGCTATTATTGACCGTCTTATAAAAGTCTTTCCACTTCGCCCCACTATCATCACCCTCGAACCGTGGTTGGCCGTCAACGCCAGGGAACACTTTACCTGCGGCTTGGGCGGCTTTGTAGCCCGTGGCGTTCGGGCCACCTAAGAAACCATGCTGGTTACTGAGCGGCCTAGTGTTGTCATGCACCAACTTAGCGCCAGCACCGAGCGCATCCGCCGCCAGTGGCGCCCCAACACCCAGCCCCAGCCCGAACAAACTACCTTGACCGGCAGCTTTCCATGTCTGCTTGGCATTAGCACCAGCCCCGTATGCAGCGGCGGCATTGAACCCAGCACCACCGGCAGAACCCGCGAGCGCGCCAGTGCCGTACTTAATAACCGTGGGCAATGCTCGACCGGCAGCTGCTTCGGGCAGTCCCAGTCGAGCAGCACCCAAGGCTGCAGATGTAGCGCGTGGCATGAGTGCGGCGGCAGTCGTACCGACCCCGCGCTCGGCAAGGCTCGTCAGAGGGCCGCCTGCGAGCGTCAGGCCGGTTTGAATGCCCGACCCTATAGTCTGCCGCATCGAACCGTTGGCACCCGCGAATTTGGCGCTGTATTGCAGGAGCGGGTTGTTCTGCAGCTGCTGCTGCGGCAGGTTGAACGCCGGAGCGACGCCGTGATTGTACAGCTGTATGCCAGCGTCGAGCGGGAATTGAATCAGCGGCTTGACCATCGAGCCGCCGACAAAGTTGGTCAGGCCGTTGTGGGTCGCCTGCTGGTAGACGGGTGCGGGTGCGCGTGGCGTGAAGTTAGCGCCCTGCTGTCGCACGCTGTTGTACGTCCGGCCGTTGTCGAACGGGTTTATTTGGGCGGCGACCGCTTGGCCCATGTTGACGAGGTTGTCGAGGAAGCCCATTAGTACAGATTCATTCCTTGCTGCGGGTTAAGAGTCGGCAGTTGCTGCTGTGTGGGCTGCATACCGACGGTTTGGCCGACGGGTCCGAAACCGGAGTTTTGCAGCGGTATATAGCCGGGATTGTAGGCGTTGCCTTGTGGCAACGCGCCGGGTGTGGCTTGTTGTAACTGCATAGCTTGGGCGTTGGCGATGGCTGCCGGGACAAAGCCCTGTTGGATGCCGCCGCCGTAGTTGCCGCCAGCGCCGACGCTGTACGGTCCGAACGTGCCGCCACTACGCAGGTACTGCAACGGCTGGCCCTGCTGGGGGTTGCTGTATGCGTTCTGCAAGCCGGACGAGTATCCAGCTGGTCCGAAACCGGAGTTTTGCAGCGGTATATAGCCGGGATTCTGCGAGCCCTGTATCTGCGGTTGCTGCGCGTTGAGTTGGTAGCTGTATGGATTGCTTTGCGGGGTGACCACTCGCGCTGCAGCTGCTGCCGGCTTGTTGTTATCGCCTATGAGTGCCTTGCCAGCGTTGACGAGGTCTGAAAGAAAGTTCGACATTGTGTTTTATCCTGTGATTATGTTACCGAATTGGTCGCGCTGGTTGCCCTGCAGCATACCCAGGAACGTCGGGTTTATCTCACTGGCGCCGGGGTTCTGGCTATTGTGAGCGGCCGTCTGTTGGCCAAGACTGTAGTTGGCGAGCGTGGCCGGGGTGAAGCTGAGCTTGTCAGTCTGCATGACAGGGTTGGCGTACTGGTTCGACAGCTGCGTGATTTGGCTGAGCAGGGAATTGATTTGCGGGTCGTACTGTGCGCTGTTGCCCTGTAACTGGCCGAGTTCACTGAGCAAGTTGGCACGGGTCTGGGCGATACCGCTCTTCAGGCTGTTTTGACCGGCGTAGAGCTGGTGGCCGAGGTTGTCCTTGTTCGTGTTGTAACTGGCTTCGGTAGCGTCCCAAGCGTTCTGCAGGTTAGAGCCGTTCTGTCCGTAAGTCTGCTGGGCCTGGTTGAGATTCTGGCTGCCGTACTGACTGGCGGCGTAGGGCACGAGGTCGTAGGCGGCGGAGCTGTTACCGGCACCGTTCAGCCCGAGCAGGCGCTGCAAGGCGCTCATCTGCGCGTTGGTGTTGGTGATAATGTTGTTGCGGTTGTTGGTGTAGTTCTGGGTATTCTGCTGCTGCTGGGTGTTGTACTGATTCTGGGCGATGCCGTGTTGCTGGTTGAGGCCGTTCAGCGAGTTATTGTATGAGTTCTGCAGGTTGTCCAGGCCGATTTGTTGCTGCGGGTCGAGTTGCCCGAGCTGGCCGTTGATTTGCGATATGTTGGAGGCGTTGAGCTGACCGGCGGTCATCCCGGTGTTGTCAACGGGAGATGCTGCCGCCGTTCCGCCGCCGGTCTGTGGCGAGGAGATGGTGCCGCCGAGGTACTGGTTTTGGGTCGGGGCAGTGATTTGAAAGTTACTGCTCGGGGACGGCGTTTGGATAGTATTTTGTGACGGCCCCAAGTTGCCGGAGATGGGTATACCACCTGCAGCGGGGTTGACTGTGAATGTTGGTGCCATGAATATTAAACCTGCTACTAGAGAAATTAAATAATTTTTCATTTGCCTACAGGTTCTCGTTATGGAGTAGTCGGCTGCGGTTATGCGCTGGCCTCGTAGTGCTTATACCTATATATAACATAATGCTTTGGTAGAGCAAAAGGGGCGGTGTGGGCCGCCCCTGTTCGCTACTTCTTGCTGCTCGATGAGCTGCTGGCTTCCGGGTCGGTGACCGGGTTGCCATGTACGTCCTGCCCGGCGGGGCCGCCGGTAAAGACATTGGTGCCGTCTTTCGTGACGAAATCAGGCTCGGTCTTGACGTCCTTGGCGTTGGCCAAAAAGTCCTCGGACTGCTCGCGGGTGATAGCGTCGCTGTCGACCTTGGCGTTCGTCGCGTCATTGGTCTGTTTCTTGATGCGCGCGTCGCGCTTCGAGTTGAGCGTCTTGGCGGCCATGCGGAATGCAAGGTCGGACACGATGCGGCCCTCTAAGCTGCTGACACCCTTGGGCAAGTCTTTCTTGTCGATAGTGACTTCAGCTGTGTTGTTTGCGTCCTCTGGGTCCCAGAATTTGAACGTCACGGCGTTGTTGCCAACCTCGTACTCAAACTGATAGCCACCGATACCAAAAGTAGGCATGGTTATCTCTCTTTCGTTACTGGACGGACCCGACTTGAATGTTGGTCTTGACGGCGTCAGTGTATACCTGCTTCTTGCTCAGATTGAGTAAGTACTGAGTGTGTTCGTGGTCCATTCGGGCAAGGTCGTCGGCCTGGTTCTTGGGAACTTCGGTTTTCATACCTGCTTTGAATGTCCGGCCGTTGACCGTGATGTCATTGTCGAGCCGCATGGTTGTTGTTTCTGGCTCTGCTGCCATAGTAAATGCCTTTCGTGGCGGGGTGGCGGGGTTTATGCCGCCACCCTAGTTACTACTCAGTACCCTAGAATGCCGAAGCGCTCTCGATACGAACCATGAAGCTGTTGTTCAGGATTACGCAAGCGAATCCGCACTTCCAACCCATCGTCATTATCTGGTGTAGCGGGTCGGACACGGTACCAGGACCCTCGGTGTACATCTGCATACTCTGCAGGTCGGTCACGGCGTAAGCGTTCTGTCCGAACACGTAGCTGGTGTGAACCGTCACGGTGCTAGAGATGGTCGGGATGTTGTTACTACGAACAACGGTCACGCCGCCCCATACCGTTACGATACCCTTGTACAGTTCGTTCTGCTTGGCCGGAGTTGCCTGGCGGTATACCGTGTTGGCGAACGTGGTGTCACCGAGCAGGTCGCCCTCAACCGACGGGTCGAGCACGAGCACGAAGTTACCGTCGTCGAACTCAACCGCACCGTTGTTGCGCAGCATGGTGACTGCCTTACGGATTTCGGTCGTGGTGATGACGTTACCGGCGGCCAGGGCTGCGCGGTTAGCGGCACCGCCTGCGTATACGACGTTGGTACCCGCAACAACGGTGGCGTTGATGAGGCGGTCGTAGGAACGAGCGCCCTGCACGCCGAGCAGTTCCGTAGTCTTTTGGGTTACGGGGTGCTTGACGGTCAGCGTGGCCAGGTCGGTCAGTGTCACGTAGGCACCGATTTGGTTGATGGTAGCCGTAGATGCGGTGCTAGACAGTGCTTCGTTGGATGGCGGCGTGCCTTCTGTGAGCGAGCTGATAGCGGGTGCTAGGTCTGCGTACTGAGTGAATGATATTGTTTTGCTGCTTTGCGCAGGAATGTTCTCGGTCCAGCCAAACTGGTCGAGGACGGTCTTGTACTTCGCCTGAATCTGCAGCTTCTTACTAAAGTAAGTCTGTAGGTCGGCGGACAAGGTGGAGCTGGTCGTATTGGCCATTGGATTTTAACCTCTTTAATTATCCAGCGATAACGACATCCCCAAGTCTTGCTTCCATATCGTCCAGGGTTTCAGGCCCTTTGGATGTGGTCGAGCTGCCCCCAGGCTCTTCGGTTGCGGCGAGCATTGCTGCGTTCGCCTGTTGTTGACTGAGAGCCCCGGTGGTGTTGCCCCGACTGTAGATGTCGTGCATCTGTTTGTAAAAGTCGTAAAGCGGCACCTCGGCATTGAGCACTATCCCGTTCTGGTCGGCTTGGACACGCGCGGCGGTTTTATACGCTGCTTCGACCTGCTGCGTGAATGCAGCGTCAAACTCTTTCGAGTTCGGGTCGAACACGGGCATGTCATGCACGATGTTGACGGCGTCGGATTGCAGGCCAGCATTCAGCTCGGCGATTTGGGTACGTTGTTCCTTGTAAGCCATCTCTGCGCGTAACGCTTCGATTTGGGCTTGGGCTGGTTCGTAACCCTCATCCTCAAAATCCTGTTGGGACTTTGCGGCGTAGTTCTGGTCGATTGTATTCTCGACGTTGGCTCTCGTCCGTTGCCGGTTGCGAAACGCCTCGGCTGCCAAGCGATTGCGCTCTTCAGGTGTAAGGTCCTGCTGGGCGTTTTCGGGCTGGCCGTTATCGTCAGCTGGCTTGTCGCCGGGCTGACCGCTAGGCGGTGTTTCGGTTCCGCCATCCGGCTTCGGGTCGTCTGCTGGCTTGTCATCCTGTCCCTGAGCTGCAGCGGCGTCGTCTGTGCCTGTGTCTGCTGCGGGCTCGGTAGTTTGATTTGCTGGCGCTTCCGTGGCCGGTTGTCCGTTAAGTGGCAGGTCTTGGACACTGTCATCTAACGCTTGAGTATCAGGTGCATTTGCTGCGTCATCCATGATACATCCCCTTTCTGACTGTTTAGGTGGTCAACCATGCTATTTCTTACAGGGGGGCTACCCCATAGCCTGTAACGCGGCCTTGCGAGCAATAACGATGCTAACGGGTGCGAGGTAACACCAGTCACCGGCCGAGTGAGCAAGAGGGCTAGTCCTTAGAACTCTCGGTCGGTCGCTGCTGTTGCCTCTCGGGGATAGTGGCATCTGTCTCATCCTCGAATCGGTAGTTTCCTTTCGCGTCTTTAACTAATAACTGGCCCGGCTTGATGGGAATGCCACCGTTATGACACTCTGGGCGGGACGGTTGGCAGGCATCCATAATCATGTAACCGCGCTGCATCCAGTCGTGTTCGTCGGCTTTCATGGGCGTCGGGTCGAACACGGTGGTGGTCTGCGGCACGGGTTCAGCTGGTGGGGTATCATTCGGCTTCAAAACGGTACTCCTTGAACTCGTCGCGCTTCTCTTCGAGCAGCTTCTGCAGCAACTGGAATGCGAGCACCTGGGCCTCGATGCTGACCTCGCGGGTGTAGGTGGCGCCGTTGACGGTCATGGCATCGGTCACGATGTTCGTGATGTTCGGGCAATCGGCAATCTGGGCATCGAACCATTGGTGGATTTCGCCGAGTATAGGGTAGCTGCTGGCTTTGGCGGCGTTCTCTTCAGCAATACGCTCGGCTTGGCCCTCGGGCTGGCCGGGGTCGTAGACGGTCGAGTTGGTATAGTCCTCGGTGCTGTCGCCCACCACCACGGCGTCGGTCGGGAATGTATCATCCATTGGTGCTCACCTTTGCTGGTTCGACGTTGTCCTCTTGCCAAAAGACTTTCAGGTAGGGTGTGCCACAGTTCATGCAATACAGCGTCGTGGCGGCGCCGGACCTGTGCCGGTGGTAGCAGCTGTAATGCTCGGTGTCACGGTCGCTGTCCTCGATTTCGTAGCCTTTGGGCACGGCGTACAGGGCAATCCAGCCGCAGTTATCGCAGCCCATCTTGGCGTTGTAGGTGTTGCTAGGCTGGGGCACCGGCATGCTTGGCCCCTAATGTCTGAATAACTTGCTGCATCGGCATACCCTGGCGCAGCATCACGATGGCTTGCTCGACGTCCTGGTCAGAAAAGCCGTGCTGTATCAACTGGTGGGCAATCTGCGTTTCCTGCGGGTTGAGCGGGTTCGTGTGGTGCGATATATCACCGACGCCCGGTGCGCCTGGTGTGAGCTGCGGGTCCTGCGCAGGTTGGGCCGGGGCGGTCTGGCTGCCATCGGCGCCGCTGCTGGCCGGTTGCGCGGGCTGGGCCGGTTGCATCTCGCCGGTCTGCACGTCGGCCATGGCGGTCTTGTGTACTTCCATACCTTGCCTGTGGGCTTCTTGGGCGGCCGCCAGCGCGGTCTTGGCGTGGTTGGTGACGATGTCGTGAGCGGCTTTGGTAGCGCTTGACTGAGCATTCAGCTGGGCGGGTGACTGACCGTTGGCTGGCAATCCAAGTAATCCCAGTACGGCGTTCATGGTGTCGGGTGGCAGGTCGTTCGGTTTCCAGCCGAGGGCCTGCATCTGCTGCAGCGCCGGGTGCATCTGCGACAGCACTTGGTCGCCAATGGCCTGTGCCTGACCACGGACGTTCGGGTCGGCGATAGGCGCCTGCATGACTTCTTGGGCGTTGACCTGAATGCCTGCACCGGCCAGGAAGCCGACCTGAGCGCTCGGCGGTAGGTCCTCGTACTTGGCGGAAAGCTTCGGCATGTCGAACAGTGGGTACGGCTGCTGCTTGGCGGCTTGCGTTTCCTCGGGTGTCATGTCGCTGAGGATAGTGTCGAGGTTGGTGAGGCCGATGCGTTCCAGCATCTGCTTGTAGATGTCGCCGAAGTTGAGCTTCTTGCCCTCTTGCGATAAGAACCAACTAATGACGCGGCCATTGGTGCCGACGTCCTGCAGGACGGTTTGGAGCTTGGCCAGCTGTTCGGCGTCGTCGAGCTTTTTGGATGTACCGGCGTCGACGTGGAATGATAAAACGGCCGTGTCGAGTTTGTCGTAGTCGATGTTCAGGGTGGCGTTATTGGTTTGGGGGTCGACCTTGACGTACTTGGCGGCCACGGTGCCCTCTAGGTCCTTGACGGATTGCTCGCCGACGTCGACTTTTTCTTTGCCTTTCATGTTGGCGAAGTACAGGTTCAGGCTGGTTTCGGACTGGGCTTTGAACCATGCCTCGGCCATCATCTGCAGGTAGTTGTCGCTGACGCCAAGGCGCTCTACTTGCTGCTGCACCCCGGCGTGCGTCTTGCTCTGGCTGGTCGTCGTGCCAGCGGATTGCGGGATAGCGCTGTCCTGGGTGGCGTTTATCATGTTTATCTTGCCCGCTAAGAACTGCATGTTGGGCACGAACGTCTTGATTTGCTCGTTGGTGATTTGGACCGGCTCAACTTTGTTTTGCATGTTGCTGCCCATGTCCCAGATGGCATTCGGGCGGTATTTCAGCGTGGCTTTGTTGACGTTGCCCCAAGTTTGGAGCGGTGGGCCTTGCATGATGGTGCTCATGAACTGGTACAGCTGCATTTGCTGGTCCATCAGGTTCTGCAAGCCGCCGCAAAGCTCAACCTGGCCGCGTCCCATCGGGTTTGACAGGTCGATGTTGCAATACAGGTCATCTATAGGCATTGCACCGCGCGGGTCGGGGTTGGGTTTGACGTATAAGTTCTGTCCCTCGGCGAATCGGGGCGCGAAACCGAAGAAATTGGCGCCGACGCCCTTTTGAAAGACGTGAATCATCTCGTAACCGCCGGTATCGCCGCCTTTTTCCTTTTCGGCCGGGGTCATGAGGTATACGGGCTTCTGTTGCGGGCCTGATTCCATCCAGTCGGCCATCTTTGGCAGGTCGTAGGGCGTCTTGTAGCCCTTGAGGGTCTTTTCCAGGCGCTGTTCGCGGTCGATTATGGCCTTGATGTCACGCTTGGTGTACCAGCTGCGCAGGAAGCGGAAGTTGCTGTCGGGCTGATAGACTTTGCCCTTTTCGGCGAAGCTGTCTTTGGCATAGGGCAGGATGAAATCGGTGTGCATTTTGCCGTTGGTGCTCGTGAAAAAGGTGTACGAGCTGGCTACGCCGTAGGTCATCGACTTGCCTATCATGTTCCAGGTCTTTTGGAGCAGGTTGCCCTGGCGGTTGTACAGGAATAAGAGCTTTTCGCGCAGGATAGTGTCAGCAATCGGGGCGAGTTCGGGGGCATCCTTGTTAATGACGTGGCCGGTTGGGACTTGCTCGAACACGCGCTTGGGTGTTTCCAGGATAATGCCAGCCGTGGTGCCGTCCGTGATGCGCGGCAGGCTCGGGTCGATGGTCGGGCTGGGCCGGTTGCGGGCGATACGTTCGAGCTCGTCGAGCGGGTTCATGTAGACGCGGTACCATTTCCAGGCGTCCTCGTAGGCATCCCGCGCTTGGTCGGATGTCAGGAACGGGTTTTTAGCTTTGTCGGTCTTGTCGGACGAGGTCGTTGCTGGCAGGTCGCCAGCCGGGTTATCCTCGGCAGTCTTTGCTAGTTTTTTGGTCGGCGCTGTTGCCGATGTCGATGAAGCCACTCGTTACCCCTTATAAGGTTTTGTGTAGGCTTCTCGTTATGGAGTTGGCCGGATTTACAGTTACTATAACACGCTTATGTTGTCGTACAAATCCATGACATTTTTACGCGGTGGATGCGCCGCTCATCGCGGTCGTCGGGCACACACTCGAACGTGATGCTGTGGATTTCGCCAGCCTTTTGACGGTCCATGAGCTTGAGCAGTTCGGCCAGTGCTTCGCTATCGTTGGCGACGTGGACGGTTTCGCTCTGGCGCACGAACGTCTTGGCAACCTTACCAGCGATGAACTTCTCGACGAGTGCCGTGGCGATGCCGGTGTCGTCGACGTGCGTGGTGGTTTTCTCGCCGTACATTACGCAAGCTGCCTCTCATCGAACTTAGCTTTGAGGCGCACGCAGGCGTCGGCTAAGCGGCTTTCGACCTTGCCGGGGATGATGTCGCCATTGGCGTCGACGTCGCCGTCTGTGAGCTTGACGTGAACGCGCAGCTTCTTATGGTCGCGGGCACTGACGAATATCTTGCTGGGGGCGAACGTGATATCGAAGTCGAAGCCCATTGCGCGGCGCAGGGCAGCACGTTCCAGGCCGTCCATGTCGAACACGCTCTTCATTTCGTCCATCGTTTCGAGGTACTCGACGGCCGCCTCGACACTGGTTTTGCCGCCGGTCTTGACGCGCTTGTTCGGGTCAACACCTGGCGCGTAATTGAGTTCGATGTCGTTGAGTGGGTTTAGTTTGTCGCGCATAGCTGCATGGTCCCGTTTAATCCTTTTAGTGGGGTGCCGATACCATTACCAATGCCGCCGCCCATAATGACGCCTGGGAATAGCGGTGATGTGTGCGGACGTGTACAGGGCGTAGGCGGCGTAGGTACATGAATGACCTGTGGCGACATTGGCGTGAACGTTTGGCGCTTAGTGCGGTACTCTTCGAGCACAACCTCGGCCAGCTCTTTTTGGCCGTTGGCATACAGGTAGTGCAATACGTCTGAAACTGTTTTATCGCTCTGCATCTTTGTCCTCTGGCTTCTCGCCCTCGTCAAGTGGCGTTGTGGTTGGTGGTAACTCGTCCGGCAGGCCCTCGACTTCGCCGCTGCTGGGTATGGCGTCCCAGTTGAACACGCGGCGCTTCTTGGTAGCTGTCCAGAACTTGATTTCCTGCACGCTTGGTAGGGTGATGCGGAAATGCGTTTCGGTGTAGGCGTAACTCAAGCCGAGGTCGTTGCACAACGCGCCCAGGCTGTCGATGATGTGCTTGCGGGTTTCGTCGGGATTGGCCCAATCTTGGGATTTCATGCGGTCCTTTCGTTTAGTTTCATGATAGCCACGCACTCGCAAAGTTGCCGCTGGTGTATTCCTGTGGCTCGGTCGATGGTGGCTGCTCGGTCTGATACATCTGCCAGACACCGGCGCAGCTCATGACGGCGTCGTCGTGGGTGTTGGGGGCGGCTTCGGGTTTGCCGTTCTTGTTGACGATGAACGTGCTGTGCTGCTCGATGGTTTCGCGGTCGTAGATTTTGACCTGGCGCGAGTTGAACGCGGTGAGCCACTGGCCGAGCATCTGCGGTCTGCTAATGGCGTTCGTGTCCCAACCGAGCTTCTTGGTCTGGTCCTCGCCCATCACGCCACCCTCGGTCTTGGCGATGTAGATGGTGTACTCGTCGCTGCTGTTGGCCATCATCAGGTCGTGCATGGCACTGGCGCCACCGTTCTGCCGTTCCAGTGCGACGGTTGGCGGGATGCCGGTTTTCTGGCGGATGTAGCGCAGCGCTTGGATGAGGAACGGCGTGGCCTCGGCAGCGGTGCCGTGCATCGCCAGGACGAGCGGGATGTCGAGCTGGGTCTGGCTCATGAACTGCACGTAGTTCTTGTCGATGCCGCCCTGCGCGGTGTCGCCGAAGCATACGAAAAACTCGCCGGGTTGGATGGGGCGGTATAAGCGGAACATCAGGCGCCCCCCACGTTGACAATTGGGCCTATCGAGTCGGTCACTGGTTCGTACCCCTCGTAAAAACCTACGCTGAGTTTGTCGCACCTCACGCATTGCATCACCGAGTATGTGCGCCCGGTGTCGATGTCGTTTATGCCCACGACTGGTTTATACGCATGGCCGTCAATGACTGGGCCATTGGGCAACTGCTGCGTCTTACGGATGCACTCAAAGCGCTTGGACATACATCGCTTCACTTATCGGTTGCTTGATGCGGTTGGTGTGGAATATCAGGGCCTCGGCATTGAAAAACGGTTTGCCGCCGTACAGGAACGCCTCGGTGTCGTAGGTCGGGTACTCGCGCAGCTCTTCTTTGTCCTGCAAGCCTTTGGTCTGGCGATAGTGCCAGTAGCATTGGTCGCGGTCGGCTTGCCGGGTTTCGAGCAGTGCGGCGTAGTAGGCTGGGGCGTTCCAGTCCTCGGGCGCGGGCGCGCGATAATCCTTGTACGTGTACCAGGCGATGAAGCGGCTCTTGAACAGGCTGATGCCGTCCTTACCGGCTTTGTACTCTTCGGCGAAGTAGTCAGCTGCCAGGTTGCCAGTTGTTTCGCGGAATATCTTGCCGTAGTTCTGCGGCACCTGCTTCTCGGCACCGACCACGAGCTTCTTGGCGTTCATGATTTCGGTGTTCGGGTAGAACGCCACCTCGGACCAGTGAATGTTCTGCTTGGTACCACCACGGCCGGAGACTTTGGCGCTGGCGGTTTGGCAGTGGTATTGCGCCCGGCGTCGGCGCGTGATGAGGTCGCCACCAGTATCGGACTGAAAGAACTGTTTGCGCATCATGAGCAGCGCGTCGCGGTTATCCTCGATGTCGAGTGCGGAGCCGCCTTGTGTGGCGAACAGGTAGCTGTTTACGAACAGGTTGAACCGTTCGATGTGTGCGGCAGTCTCTTCGTCTTTGTGTGAGTAGACGTCGCTGTCGATGATGGGGATTTCGCCGATTTCGGACATGATGAGGTCGGTCGCGAAGATGGCGGTTATCTCGCTACTCAGGCCGAACTGCCGCCCTTTGAGGATGTTCTCGCGGATGCCCTGCATGTCGGGATAGTCGGCTTGTAAGGCGTCGTAGTAGTCGCGCTGCACGTCGTTGAACTTGAACGGCTCTAAGACGCCGTGTTTGTTCTTGATGTAGAAATGCGCCTCGGCGAAACCTTTGTAGTCAATCACTGGCATTTGGTTCGTACTTCCATGCTGTTATGGCGGGTTGGTCGATGACCCACGTTTCATACGTCAGCCGCACCGGGTTCTCATTCAGCTTCGGGTCGTCTAGTTCATGGGAGTGTCGGTCGAGGTACTCGTTGATGGCGTTTCCAAGCTCTAAATCGGTGTGTGTGCGGTAGCTGCCGACGGGATACCACTTGCCGACACTAATGAAGTCGGGCCGTTGTTCAGCCCAGCTTTTGCCATGGTTGGCATAGATGTCCTCGTCGGTAGGGTAGCAAGTGTTGCACACCAACATCATGCGGTTATTTGCCATGGGCGTGGTCCTTGGCTTTTATGGCTTCGAGCTTGGCGAGGCAGTTCTTGCAGAGTAGGACGCGCGGCTCAAGCCCGTGCTCGTGGATGGTACCCAAGTGTGTGTTGGCGTAGTCGCGCTTGTAGCGATTCTCTAGGCTGAATTGTTGGATGACGTCGGGTGTTTCGATGGGCTCTAGGCAACCGGCGCAGAGTGGTTGGCCTTTGGGTGCGTCTGCCATCACTTGACCTCGGGCACGTAGCCAATGTGCATGAGCGTCGTCGGCCAGTCTTTGTGCGTGACGGCTTTGTCGTCGATGTAGAAGTCGGCTGGTGGTTTGAGTGCGGTGACGGCGCTGTACGAGATGCCGTAGTGGTCGAGCCAGTCGACGATTGACTGCTTGCCGCTCTCGCTGTTGGCGCGCTGCGAGTGAATGATGATGGTGTAGCCCTGGTTGTACAGGTCGTTGACGGATTGCTCGGCGCCGGGGAGTGGCTTGCCCATGCGCTTGCCGTCAATCGGTCGCTTGTGGTCGTGGATGACGCCGTCGAAGTCGACCGCGAGGACCTTGCCGACTGAGTGCTTCTTGGATAAACGCGAGTGGATGATGTCGACGGGTGTGATGAGCCGCCTGTTGGCTTTCCACTTGATGCTCGGGTCAATCACGCCGCACCTCGACTTTCATGCCGTGGATTTCGGGAATGTGGTCGCCCTCGTTGAGCATCACGCGCCCTAGCCATTCGGGGGATTGCTCGGCTGCCTTGAGTTGTTGGAGGGTAAGGACGAGCACGCGGGGACGGTCGGGCGTGTCCATCATGCGTTGCTCGTACAAAGTGCGGATGTCGCCCATGCCCTCAATTGCTCTGTGACGCAAATCTAGGACGTCTGACGGGCTTTGTGGGGCGTACTTGGTAAACGATATGGTTTTGCCTTTGCGCGGGCTTATACGGTCTAATTCGTGGGCCATTTTGTCGATTAGGTATTGGACGGACTGGTCCGGTCCGAGCAAACCGTCGACCTGCGCGTCTGAGACTGTGGCGTCGACGGTGGCACCGTTACGGCTGGCGGTGATAACGTAACCCTTGATGGATGGCTGCTGAGATATCTTGAGACTAGTGAGCCCGTACTTGTGCATGGCGTACTGCTCGAAGTAGGTTTGCATGGTGTCTGACGTCGTGAATGATGTAGCCATTACGCGACCTCGGGTGTTTCAGCGTCTTTTGGAGGTCCTTGCGGCTTCGTGTCGGCCGTGTGTATATCATTTTTGAGATAAACCTTGGCGTTTCCGCCGAAATTGAACGTGACTTTGCCGCTGCCGTCGTCGTCTTTGTCGAACGCGCCCATCAGCTGTGTGGCGAGCCGAGCGGCGTTGAGCCTGGTGCCGTGGTCGGGTATGTCGGTTTCGACTAGGCCCGGTATGGTGGTGGCTGTGCCGTCTGGTGCGATGGCGACGCGTGGGCCGGATGCGATTCGGGTGGCATTGGATGCGTCGGTGATGACCTCTGCCACGCGGTCGATGCTTAATCCACTACGTTCTAACGCCTGTTGGAGTGCAATTTTCACGTTGGGTTTCGATAAGTTCTCAGATGCGATGGCCTTGGCGGTGTCCGCGCTCGTGGTGTTGTACGCGTCGAGCGCAGCCTGTGTGCCGGACTTCCCTGCTGCTACCCCTTTGATAAACGCTGCTTGCTTTGGAGTGACGAGCTGGCCATCACGACGCTTCATTTCCGATTGTTTGACGCCCCCTTTTTGCGGTGCGACTACTGTTTGTGTGTCGTTGGTGCCGTTATGAGCTGCCATAGGTTCCCTCGTTTGCAGGCATTGTAGCGGTTACGGTTCCCAAAGGCAATAACCACAAAGCGTGCCGTACCTGCTGACGAGTAGTTTGGCGCCGCATTTCGGGCAGAGCGGGGTGTCAGCCATGAGCCATGAGCCGTTTCAGCTTGAACTCGGCGACGTCGATTGCGCGCAGCGTGAAGTCGAAGCTGTCCCCGTAGACGTAGTGGTTGTGGGCGTTGGTGACAAGCTCGTCGAGGATGCGGCGGATGTCGGGCGATTCGGGCTGTAGGCGTTCGGGATGAGCGCGGCGGTTGTGGCGCAGAACGAGCTCGAACGTGTCGCCGTAGAACTCGCAGGTGGGGGCGCCGCAAGCGATTTGGTAGTCGTCAAGCATAACGGACACCTCGGGCCAACTCGATAACGAGTAACTCGGCACACCCTCGCTCGATGAGTAGACGCTTGGCGGACTCAATTTGCTCTTGGTCCAATTCCTGCTGTGCCCATTTTTCCTCTAGCACGCCGACGTCGGCAAACGTGGTGTGACCATCAACACGATGCACTTCGTAGCCCACGCTTTCGAGGTACTTCTGGCGTTGAGCATCTTTTTGCTTGTCGAGGTGGTACGCGCGCCCATCAACTTCGATGACAAGGCGTAGGCTTGGGCTGGCGAAGTCCGCGAAATAGGGTCCGATTGGAAGTTGTGGATAAAGCGGCAGGCCATGAGAGCGAATGTCACCCCACACGTTGCACTCTATCGGTGACATGTAGGCTGTCCAGTTGTGGGGCCATATGGCGTAAGGGTCAATCCTTTCACCGTGCGTTAGCTCGTCCCAGCGTGCTTCGTATGCCTTGCGCAGTCTCAGGCGGTCGTCGTAGCTGAACTGCTGCCATGTGATTTCCTTAGTCACAAGCGCAATCCCCTGCCCGGTGGTCACACCAGAGGACACCGGATTGTTCGCGTAACTGGTGGCGAATCATCTCTTTCCAGTCGAGGTCCTGAATCAGTAACGTCCAGCGTGTACCCTCGGGGTTTTGGTCGCTGGTTTTGCCGCCGACCTCTCGGGCAATGCGCAGGATTTCCTTTTGGATGCTGTACTTGCCACGGCAGATTCTGCCGGATGTCAGCGCGGTCTGCGAGTAGTCGCGTGGTTTGGCTGGGATTGGGTCAGCGGTGCGACGAAACCCTTTGATGTCTTTGACGACATACGCGTTGCCGTCGATGTCGATGTGGTCATCCTGCCGGTTCATGTCGAACCAAATCTCTTTCAGCTTATCGCCACGCTCGGTGCTGACTTCGACGTCAGGCATATCGCGCCCACGGAATCGGATGGAATAGCTCATATTTTGTAACTCCTTGGTGCGTTGACATCGCCCCCATGTTTCTTGCGACCCCACATTACGAGTTCGTTGGTCTTTTGCTGTAGCTGGGTGAAATCAGAAATCCGAGGCGCATATCGGTCGCTGTGAGCCATACCGACGCCTCGGATTAGTTGTTCGAGTTTGTCCTTGCCGTGCTTTTTGAGCAATGAGCTTGCTGCACGACGATTTGCAGTGACACGTGATTCGATGTTATAACCGCAAATTGTAGCCCAAAAATCAAACAGTTCGTTTATTTCAGGTTTTCCATAACGCTTCGACGCGGATGCGTCTATTACGTTAGTAATACTTGTATTGTCTATTGTATTGTCTTGTATTGTCTTAATTACATGTACCGTTTCGTGTGCATCTCTGCCCCAATCGTGTGCATCTCTGCCCCAATCGTGTGCATCTGGTTGCACATGTTCGTGTGCATCTGGTTGCACATGTTCGTGTGCATCACTAGAGATGTGCCGTTTCGTGTGCATCTCATCCGTCGACTTCTTAGTTGCACGCGTTCGTGTGCTTCTTGGTTTGAACGGCTTTTGAGCCTTGACAACACTGATAATCATGCCATAAGGAGTACGGAGCGTTTGGATATAGCCTGCATCACGCAGTCGACGCACGTATTTGACATAAGTGTTGCGATGGATACCGAGGTCAGCCTTGGCTTGCTCGTAGGTGATTGCCGAGCCACCGAGCACGCGCCCTACCCCGTTCTCGTTCACCGATGTCATTTTGTCGAGTAGCCACAGGTACAGCCATACAGCCTCACCCATTGCAGCCACATGTTTTGGTTCTAGCAGGTCATTCTTGACGTAGATGCCAAAGCCTTTCATGAAAAAAGCGCCTCTCTCGGGGCGCTTAAATCGGTGAGTTTTGAGCCACTCAGTTCCGTATCGCTTCTGATACATTAGCATGGCTTGTGTCCGATGTAAACACCCCTGTTAGTTAGTGGATGTTTTCATGGAGCCGCACAGCTGTTGCGACACGAAACTGATTGACCCCATTACTCGGCATTATAGCACAGAAAACGGGGCCGAAAAACTACTCACTCGGCGCTTGATTTGCCGAGCTTTCGGCCACGCTCGTGAGGTCCGTAAACTCGAAATCGTAGTCGGTCAAACCTTTGTCCTTGGCAATCGCCTCGGCGCGGTTTTTGGCTTCTTGCGCGTTGGCTGCCTCAATCTCGAATGTCTCGGTGTTGACGCGCGCCTGCTGAAAAAGTCGGGCTTGGAAAATGTGTTTCGTTGGTGTTTCGTCTGCCATTATATCCCCCTAAAATTGATTAACGTGTTAACTAATAACTTTGGTAGCAGGGGCCGGAATCGAACCGACTTGTAACGAGTTTATGAGGCTCGCCAGAATCCAACCTACCCCCTGCATTAAGGTGGAGCGCGCCGGGGATGGGCCCGGGCCTTCCCGTCTCAACGGGACGTGCTGCGTACACTACGCGCTCATGATGTTGGCGGCTTTTTAAGACATCCGCCACAGGTCAAATTGTACTACAGGTTGTTGCCTGCCATGCCTCGCCCCATCCGAGCTCACCAGTCCTTAGCGCAACTAGCCTAGCCTTACCTGCCGAAGCGCACCACAACCTGCCTTGCCACGACGTACCTAGCCAAACGCTGCCTTACCTGCCGAATCTGGCCGAACCAGAGCATGCCTTAGCAGGCCGAAACCCGCCTCGCCTAACCGTTACCGTGCCTTACCTGCCGTACCATATCGGACCTTACCCCGCCAAGCCTCAGCTGGCCTCAACACATCTAGCCGGAACTCGACTTACCTCACCTGCCATACCCTACCGAACCTTTCCCTGCCGAACGCTGCCTTACCTAGTCAGAACTTGCCTAGCCGTACCTGCCATACCTAGCCTCAAGCAACCTAGCCACGCCCCGCCGAACCGAACCTTACCTGCCGAACCGAACCTATATCTCGCCTCGCCCGAACAGGGCTTGCCTCATCGTGCGTAAACTTGCCTTGTCGCACCTGCCGGACCTCACATTACCTAGCCTGGGCGAACCTGTCCTTGCCATGCCATGCAATGCCATGCCATGCGATACCTGCCGTATCTACTTGCCAGCTTTGACCGATTTCCGGCCTGCTGGTGTCATTTCTTGCTTCAGGCTGCGCTCAACTTTGTGTACCGCGCGGAACACGGTTGAGAGCTGCGTAACGTGCGCGTAGCGCGCCTCGATTGACTGCAGCTCATGCAGCGCCGTGCGTAGGTAACTGTCGCGCAGTGTTGGCTCGGCCATGACGTCGACCGTCCAACGATAGCCGGTGTGATTGTAGCGGTCCGAGTCGAGGCTGACGAACGCCTGCACTGGCGTTTCGTAGTTCTCGACCGTGATGGTGAACGAGCTGATGAGCTCACGCGCTTGGCGTTCGCGCCACAGCTCGGCTGCCCTGTCGTCGTCCCACTCGAAATACTTGTGCAATGGGCTGCTGTCTGCCCGTGCGTGTTCGACGACATCCCGCGCCACGAGTCCCCGCGTGGGGCTTTGGTCCATGATGCGCTGAAACGCGTTTTGGACGTCGGGTGTTAGTTTACGTGTACTACTTGCCATATGAAATCCTCCTATGACTTTATTTTACTTTGAACGGACGAGGCTGGTCGATGGTTTCGACGTCGAACGTACCGAAGCCCAGGCCCACGCCTTTTTTGCTGTCCGGCCGACCCTCACCCAGCCCGACCTGCATGCCAGCGCGCTTGAGCAAGTTGATGACGTCGCTCAGGCTGAACTGGTCAGCATCGTACTGGACGACCGGCTCGGCAAACCACTGGTCCCACATTGGGCGGACGCGCAAGTCGAGCACGCCGGTCGCGTTGCGCACGCCGGATGTGTTGGGGTGCGGTTCGCCGTAGATTTGGAACAGGCCCACGCCGTCCACCACGTCGTAGCCGTCGGCCTTGACGAAAATGGAAATCTTAGCGCGGGTCATTTGGAAGTCGACGAGGCGACAGGCGCTTACCATTGCAGCGCGCAGGCCGGAGCTCGGAAAGCCGGGCCAGCCGTCGGCACTGACGTGCTTGGCCTGTTCGTAGTCGTCATTGAAGTCGCGCTTTTCGCGGACTCGGCTACCGGCTTTGGTCACGCCGGTCATTTTGTCTTGCATCATGCGCATTGCCTTTTGGCTGAAGCGCGCGGTCATGAGCGGGGCGGTGCCGACGAGTCGGACCTGGACGCTCTGAATGTTCGGAGCGGTGATAGTCACATGCTCGGTCTTGTTAGTTGTTGCCATTTGTAAAACTCCTTATAGTTATTGTGATGCCACGGCTACGTTTACGATGTACTTCGTGCATTCAGCACTTCTCGAATTACTCCATAGTAGTCGTGGTCAGCCTGATACTCAGGCTCGAACTCAGGGTCGTGAGCTTTCAGGTACTCATCAATCATGTTCGTCAGGGCAGCTATCTCGCCTTTCGTAAGCCTTACGGTTGTGCGAGCCCTGCCCATGCGCCTAGTCCTGTACTGGTCTGCGGTCATGTATTTCATAGTTCTTGTGGTGCCACGGCTACGTCGTAGCCTAGGCTCTTAATTAGTTTGATGTCGCTACGGCTGAATGTCTTTTTGCCGGTGAGGGCAAGGAACAGTTCGGCGGCTTCATTTTCACCGGGTTTATAGGCCGGGTAAATGAGCTCGTTGCCGTAGACGTTCTTGATGGCTACTGTGATTTGCATTTACTGATTCCTTTCGTTGATGTAGTCGGCGATTTCAGTCGCCAAGCTGATGACCTGGGATTTGGTCATGCCTAGTTCGTTGGTCTTTGCGCCCCGGTGCTCATCGGGGACGTAATTGTCCCCGATGATGGCACGCAAGTCTTTGATGATTTGTGCCTTGCTGATTTGCATTAGTAGGTTCCGTTCAATCGCGCCAGCTGGTCCGTGAAAAAACGGTCCGTGATAGCGCGCTTTACGAATTGATTGCGAGTGAGCGAGCTGACGTTGGTTGTGAGGCCGATGCGACGTTGCACGTCCTCGGGCTTAATCCAGTTCTCAGGCGACCTGTATAGCAGGTCGAGCAAATGCACACGGGCGTAAAACTCCTGCCAGTTGGCGTCGGTAATTGTAGGTATGCCGACGGTGAGTGTCAGCCAAATGAGCGCATCGGTCAGTTGCCACGCTGCGCCCTCTTGCAGCTCTTCGTAGTCTTTGACTTGGGTGATGTTCCAGTTGAGTGACATATTAGCGGTCCCCCAAAAGCTTCTTGAGTGCGTCGAGGTCGTCGCCTGAAATGCTAATGACAGTGGAATGCTTGTCGCCAAGGGCTTCTTTAGTGAAAATAAGTAAGTACTCGCCGTCCTCGTCGCTTGAGTTCAAGCTAAACGAAGCGTAGTCGTTCCAGTGCTCGACGAGCAGCGTCTTGTTCCGCACAGTGCTAGTAGTATTGTAAGTTGATAGTTGGTTGCTCATGTTTTTACACCTTTCATGAGTTTAATAATAACGTACCATCGGTACACCGACAGTATACCACAGGTGTACTAACATTGCAAGCCCCCTTAGCGCCTGCTATGATGGGCTCAAGTAAACCCACAGCAAACATGCACGGAAATTCGCTCGCCTACACTGTCACCGTTATCGCCATAATCATCGGCGTGCTCGGCCGCCACGTTATTCACGCCTTGCAGGTCGACCCGAAAATTCAGTACCAGTTTCACCGCTGCATGTCGTTCGTCTGGCTCGCCAACATTATCGGCGTCCTGTTCGTGCCAAGTTTGCACCCGAACCCAGCCGATTTGTTTATTATCGAGGCGTCACTGTACGCCAATTTCGCCACCGAGTTCGGCGCTATGAGCGCAGCCCTGGCTGCCATACATGGTGATAGCAGCGACGACCGCCTGGCCAAGAATGACCAACAACTTGCCGCCAACGACGCCCGGCTGATTGCCGAGGTGCATGCGATGTTCGACCCGGCTACCCAGCCGATTAGTCGTTGACCAAAAGCGCACTACTAGTATACTATCGGTACATGAGTAGAACGGACCGGGACGAGGTAGTCAACGAGCTGCTGGGGCAGTTCAAACGCGAGATATTACAAATGCTGAATGAAACGGCTGACGAGTTCGACAAGCTCGGTCTGTCTGACGAGCAGCGCAAAACCTATAACGATTTCACTGGCACTTTTGGTCAGAAAGTTTTATCAATGAGAGCAACCGTAAAGTGAGGCAGTAGAATGGCAGCTGAGATAAAAGAAAATAGATTCAGAAACATCAAGTTCCGCCAGTTCCAACATGACGAAATCGAAGCCCTGCGCGACGAGCTCGCCATCGAGCGTAAAAACGCCGGGCTGGGCCTTGCCGATGCCGCTACCGAAGCGGTTACGTTTTACCGCGAGCATCGTAAGAAACTGGGAGTATCTAAATGAGTGAGGTACGCCTGGTGGTACAGGCAGCGGTGAAGCCGTCGCTCGGTGAAGTACTGTGTGGTGAAACATGCATGATTAGCCGCCCGGTTCGATTCCGGGGCCTCGCACTATGACTATGAGTATCAAAAGAATCATCCCAGAACCTTTGCGGGGGTTCCTCGCTGAGTGGGCCCAGTGGATTGCAAATGCGCCGGTTGCTGCTCTATGGGGCTACCAAGCGTTTACCGCAAAAACCCGAGGCGACGCGCTGGGGCACGGCATCGGTTTCGGTGTGTATCTCGGCGTATTCGGTATGGCCACGTTCATGAAGTTCGAGCGCCGTCGACGCGAGCGCGACGAGGCGTTTATGAAAGAAATGGACCAAGACTACGAAAAGATTGCCCGCATGCACTGGGAACGCGAAACCGAGCAACGGCTGCGTAGCAAGTATGCTGCTAAGGCCATGAGTGGCGAGCTTGGTGAGTACTAACATGCGCAAAATCTGGTGCAAGCTACTCGGGCATAAGATAAACATGAACGGGCGCTGTGTCCGCTGCAACGCCATAATCGGCATAGAACGCTAGCCATAAAATAACCAAACCTTTTTCGTCAATAGCGGAATATGGTGTATATATTATATAGTAAGCGTTTGCATAACCTATTTATACAACTGTCAATAAAATAGCCGCCTCGACCTGGCGGCTTTATGTTTGTGAATTTTTGTTTTCAGTTTTTGTTTTTGGTGTGTTTGGGCATTTGCGTGAAGTTTTTATTTCTGCTCAAACACGTTCTAGTATGCACTGAATCGTTACGCTGCGCCAGTGCGATTTCTTACGCAAACGAAACCGGCAGATGTTTCACGAGTCGGCCGTTTTCAAACGTGAACCGGGTGCCGATTTCCAGGCCCGTGTCGGCACGTTCCGGCTCGGCAGTGAACTCGGTTGCCTCGTACATGCAGAGCAATCCGGCGACCATGCGGAAGCGGTACGCGGTGCCAACGTCGACGAGTTGAGAAGCTGTCATACGTGTAATTATACGCCAGAATAACCGCTTGCAGAACTCAACGTATTTCAGTACAGTAATATGTGCTAACAACGAGTAAGGGGGCTTACGTGAAGAGGGTCAGAGGACCATATTATTTACGTCCGTCGCTACGGTTCGGCGGGGTCACTGTGAAATACATTGACGACACCAGAAAACTAAAACCGTCTAAATGGCTCATGAGGGGGTAACATGCTCAAACGTCTAAAATCAAAACTTAGTCCGGCTTACCGGAAACCAAAACCGATGCGCAAACACGACGTCCTGTGTCAGTGTCGTCGCTGCGTTCGGGCTGAAATCAAGCACATAATGAATATGCAAAAGGAGTTCGACGATGGCCGACCGTAAGGCGCAAACCATGCAGCTGTCCGGCAACGATTACGCGAAAGTTGCCGAGCGGTTGAAGCTGTTTCGCAGCGACCACCCGAAAAGCAAAATTGAAACCGACCATTCCTATTTGGATGACAAAAGCGTCGAGTTCAAGGCGTGGATTTGGAAAGACAAAACCGAGTACATCGAGCTCGTGAAAGGCGGTGTCAGCGACCGGGAAATACTACGTTCGACAGCCGACGCCGATGGCGATGCCAAAGGCGAGGTTGGCGTCAAGCAAAAGGACTTCGAGAAGCTGCAAACTATCGCGCTCGGGCGAGCACTCGCCATGATGGGCTACCTAGCCAGCGGCGAAATCGCCAGTAGCGAGGAAATGGAAGAGTTCGAGAAGTTCCGCGAGCAACAGAACGCTGAGCAGCGCGCAGCGGTCGTTGAGCAAATCCAGGCGACAACCAACAACCTAGAGTTGAACAAGGTGCTGGCAGCCAACAGTTCGTTGCTGAAGCACCAGGACATCGTTGCAGCCGCCCGTGAGAAGCAGGCGGGGTTCGCAGCCGCCAAAGCCGCTGAAAAGCCCGCAGAGGGCCAGGACGAAGCTCATGCAGATAATTGACGCGTTCGCCCAAGGCTCGGACGAGTGGCACGCATTCCGGCTCGGTAAGATTACCGGCACCCGGCTCGGTACCATTTGGTCGGCCCGCCAGTACACGAAATCGGACATCGAAAACCTGCTCGGTGAGCGCGGACTGGATAAGGAACAACTGCGTATCCTAACCGGCAAAAAAACACCGCTCAAGGCCGACCTCGAAGCGTTGCTGACTGAGGACGATAGGGCAATCCTGTCGAGCGATGGCGCGAAGAAACTGGAATACTACCAGGTACTTGCCGACCAAGTGGCGATTGCCCCGGACGATGAGACATTTGAGGACGGCCGTAGCTACTACGGCGCGATGGAACGGGGCACTGGCGAAGAGGACGACGCAGCTGCAGCGTTCACCGCGTACAGTGGTAAGGAGCTGATGGTAGTTGCGTGTTGCGTCAGCGACGTCGACCCGCGCATCATCAACTCACCGGACCGGCTGGTGAAACCTGCCGAGGGCGACGCCATTACGGAAGCCGTCGAAATCAAGCACCTGTCGTCAGCCAAGCACCTCATGGCGTTTTTCGAGCGTCGCATACCCGATGACTATTGGACGCAGAACGTGCAATACTTCGTCGTCAATGAGAAGCTCGAACGGCTGTATTGGGTATTCCGCGACCCGCGCATCCCGATGCTGCCGATGTTCGTGTTAACGGTCGAGCGCGAGGACCTGGGCCACTGGCCCGAAACCATGCTGAAATACCAGCTGCGCACGCTCAAAGAATTGGACGATTTAACCGTCCGCCTGTTAAATGAATCTAACAATATAATGCTGCCAGCACGGGCAGAGAAAGTGTAAAAAAATGATGTTTTCCGAAGGAATTGAAGAACTACGGTTCGCCACTACTAAAACTGTTATGGAAGCGATGGCGGAACTCGCCGCCGATGCAAAGGCCGACCCTATGGTCCGGCTCAAAGCCGCCAAAATCGTCGATGGCATGAGCGACAGCTTAATCAAGGCGTACATCCTCACCGAAAAAATCGGCAGCGACGACCGCAACGTCAACAAACTAAGCAAGCAGCTCGACAAGCTCGTCGACGATAAGGAATAGCGCAGATGGCCGGGCTAACTACGGGTAATTTGGCCGCCGATTTGGAACGCTACTGGCAACAGCAGGCAAACATTCAATGGAACATGCAACAACAACTAATGCAACAGGCGCAGAATGGTACGCCCACAAAGACACCACCTATGGATAATAACGACTTAGAACCGCCCAAGTATCTTGAGGGCGACCGCGTGACGGTTCGCACCGGCAAAACGCTCTACACTGTCAAACGGTTTGAGGAACACAATAATGGCTACCGTTGGATTCGCACCTATTTCCTCGACAGCGAGAACGGACAAGATATCATTGAAGAGGAAGAGCAGCTGCGCGGTGGCAATGCCAAAGCCGAGGTCGATTTCGACACGGTCATCATCGCCGACGAGAAGCGCAACCAAATACTCGAAGCACTGGAACAGGTGAATCAGTCCGACCTGATTTTCGAGAAATGGGGCTTCGGCAAAACCATCGAAAAAGGCAAGGGCGTGAGCATGCTGTTTTACGGGCCACCTGGCACCGGCAAAACGCTCATGGCCCAAGCTATCGCCAACAAGCTCAAACGCAAGCTGACGGTCATCAGCACGGCCGACATCGAAAGCTCGGCACCGGGCGAGGCTGAGCGGAATATCCGCAAACATTTCAAGGCCGCCAAGGGTGCTAAAAACATCCTGCTATTTGATGAGTGCGACAGCCTGATTTACACCCGGCAAAACGTCGGCGCTATTATGGGCGCGCAGATAAACGAACTACTGTCACAAATTGAGCGCTTCGACGGCATCACTGTGTTCACTACAAACCGCCTAGGAACGCTCGACGAGGCCGTGAACCGGCGTTTGGCCCTCAAGCTAGAGTTCGCTATGCCGAGCCAAGCAGAGCGGGCTGAGATATGGCAGCGGATGTTTCCCGAAGAGTGCCCGCTGGATGCTGGCATTGACTGGACCCGGCTGGCGATTGTCGAGGTGTCCGGTGGCTACATTAAGAACGCCGTGCTGCGGGCTGCGCGGATGGCAGCTATCGAGCCCATCCCGGACGACGACAAGTGCATCACTATGAAGCACCTCGTAAAAGCGCTGCAGCTCGAAACTGAATCTATGATTGAGTTCGAGAACGCCCGTGAAGAGCATGCGCATGGCTATGGCCGTGTCGTTGGGACCACCACCCAGCGCGGACACGGCGGATTGCAAAAGGTACAGGCATGAGTAAAACGCTAGAATCCGAAGCTGCTGCACTCGGCATCCCGATGAAGATGATGGTCAACGATGACTTGCGGTATAGCTACTGCGACGCGTTCGAGGCGACGCTGCACTCGATTGAGGGCCAAACGGCTATTTATAAGGGTGTCTGTGCGAACGGCCACCACTACGAAATGGACTTTTTAATTGACGAGCTGAAAGCCAAAGCGTCGATTGTAAACGGCGAGATTGTGTTCGGTAAAGATAAGGGTTTCAAGGCCCAGGATTTAGAGGAATATTAATGTTGCTCGACAAATGGAACTACAGCACCCACAAGTACGAGCCGTTTGAGAGCCCGGCGCGCGTCACAACGCTCTACAGCGAGGACATGGTCGCCGAGGTCGATTGTGCCGAGTGTGGCAAACGCATGCCGTTTGGCGACGGCTACACGTCGCGCAGGATTCACAATAAGTTTGGCTTCGGCTACCCGGTCTGTGAGGGCTGTTACGCCAAGGAAGATGAAGCGAAAAAGGCGGCAGGCAAATAATGGGCACACTATTCGCACTCATCGGAATCTTTGGCGCTGGGGCTGCCTATGGCTATGCTATGGGCAGTAAACACGGGTTCGATACGGCCGTTGTCCAACTCGAAAAAATCGTGAAAATTGTAGAGCATAAGGTAAAAGATGAATGAGATACAATCTGGCGGACTTGGCCCAGTGCGACCAGGCGTTCGAGTACCTGACGGAGCTCGTGGGCAAGCACGCCATCACGGAGATAAAGCATGTCCGGCCCAAGCGCTCACTGGCGCAGAACAATTACTTGCATTTGATAATAGCGGCATTCGGCGCCCACTTCGGGTACACATCCGACGAAGCAAAGTTGATATACAAAGAGTTAAACGCCGGAGTATTCAAGTACGAGAAAAAAGGTCGGACGTTCTTACGCTCGACTGCGGACTTAGACAAGCTCGAAATGACGAAGAGTATCGACCGATTCCGGCAAGCATCCGCCGAGCAGGGCTACCCGCTGCCACTGGCGACGGACCAGGAATGGCTGATGGCGATTCAGAACGAGATAGAACGGAGTGAACACTGGTTATGAAACAAAGCATTGATACAGTGGGCATCGAACGGTGGGTTGACGAACACTCGCCGGATGGCTTGAGCTATACGACTTTTCGGCGCATGCGAGCCCAAGGTGCCAGCATCACGAGCATGGCAAAAACGTGGGGCGTGACTTTCAACATTATGCAAAAATGGATTACAAAGGATGACCTACAAAATGGCGAACCAACCAACTAACTCAAAGCTGCCCGAGGCAATCAAAAAAGAGGCCGACGACCTCGCTACGGACATCATCAAAATTACTGAGCCATACGTCGGGTTCATGTCCAAGGAGCTGCACAGCCAACTCATTCAGGACCTTTGCATATATATGGTTGAGCGCGATATTAAAATCCTGCAGCACGCCCGCAATACTCTGGATGGGCATCCTAATGACTGATGATTCCCTAGAATCACGGCCAACGGCCGATGAGCGGGAACAACTTGCTCATGAAATACTAGACGAAGCCTATAAGGGTAACAGCCACAGGTTTGTATATGCTGACGCTTTAGATATAGCCGACTTCTTCTTGGCCAATCGCAAACAAAAACCCCTTCAACAACGAGGGGTCTTTGAGCCTTTTAGTATAGCAGAAGATGATTCCCTGCAATCACAGCCCCAGGGGCAGCAGCCGGAGAGCGACCTATACGAGCAAGTACTTAATGCTTGTAATGAGTACTGCGACATACCCGGCGACCCGCATAGCTGTAAATATTGTGTGCTTACAACAGATAACATCATGCGGATTATAGCGACTCGTGAGCAGGTTGTCGAGCTGAAGGAGG